GGAAATCCCAACCACCACCAACCTCACCTTTTGCCAACCAAAATGTACGGGGGGTATTATCGGCTTCATCTACCTTGAAAATTTTTTTGGCCGGGGACCGATAGCTGCTTTGCTTTTGCAAAAACAAATGTTTATCAATGCAATATAATATAGATTATATTGCATGTCGACATGTTTCAATCGAATCTAAGAGGAATGGAAACCGGACATGCGCACAGGACAGGTATACGCATGCGTACAGTATACAGTTGTGTATCACACACCTTGAGACTGCAAAAGCCGATTGATCCCACAGTTTTTGCACACGAGTGTAGAAAATGAGCATGAACAACGGCTTTTCACTTACTCTGTTAGCCTTATCTAACTCTCTTTATCTTAACCTATTTTCTCCTATATCGTTACAATATCTGCCAAATATCTTCAAACAATCGCAAAAAAACGGGTGTACGATAGGGATGAAAAGTGAATAAAACTACTCGGCCTGAAAGCCGAGTAATAAGGGGGGAGTAAAAATGAAAATTTATTATTTTTTAGGTGCCAACGTTTTTGATCAAACGGAACCGAAAGTAGAACCTATTTGCGAACGTAGCTGAACACATATAGCGGTATTCTGAAAGGAGGTTATAATATGGGTTTTAAAATAGGCGATAGAGTTGAAGTAAATTATCCTGTAGATGATTTTCAAGGACATATAGGGATAGTAAAAAAAATTATAACAGACACAGAACTAACTGAACAATCTTACCAAAACCTACCTAAGCAAGTACTATCTGCATCTTAAAGGAGGTGTCAAAAATGCAAAAATATAAGATAGTTCCAGACGGTAAACAGATAGAGAATGAAATCTGTAGACTTTCTAACAAGATCGCCGAGTTGTTTAATCCAAACGACGGCTGCCGTGAAGGCGAGCGAGGTTGGCTGACTCCACACGGCAACGCATGGGAAATGTACATAGCAATGCAGATTTATAGCTATTTAGTAGATTTGGGAGTTGATCCCAACATAGCGGAAGCGGTTGCCGATGAAGCAGTAGAGTTGTATCCTTGGAAAAACGCTGATATAGTAATTTACAATGACTTTTCAAAGTGGGAGGGATCGCTATGAAGAGAAGACACATAGACACTTTTGAGTATACACCTGTGATGAAGGAATGGGAGCACATACCACAGTCTAAGCAAATTGTTGAGACATGTTTTGAAGAAGAAGCGGAAGACGGTACTGTTTATTGGGTTGTGATGAGAAATGGTGTAGAAATTGAAAGAAAGAAAATAGATGAAGCTGATAGAATCTATTGGCTTCTATATAGAGATTACAGGGAGGGATGAAGGATGAAACTGCATGTAGAGCTTAATGCTCTTACAAGCGTACCTGTTTTTGAGAAACATCAAAGGGGTAAAAACTGGCTCGCCGAAATCAAGTTAGATCCAAAATCTCCCGGCGGTATTGCAAGAAGATTCTTTCCAAGATGCCGAGGTGACTACTATTATGAGATCCGAAGTCTGGCAGGAAGAATGGCTCCAGTTGAGTTTGGAGCTGATTATTACACATCAAGTGGTAAGAAGGTGCCGAAGCGAGCCTACGGAGTCTTGAAGTGGGATGGAGGTGAAGAAGCTGAATTCATTCAAACTGAAACTGCAAGACAAGCCATAGAACTATACGACAAAATGCGTTCAACCGAAGAATAGTGCAAGTTGGTTAACAAATATTACAATTAGGAGGGATTAGAATGAACAATATGCTAACTTGGTTTGGGATTGGTTTTCTATGCGGTTTAGGGATGGGAATTTGGTTTATACTTAAAATCACGATTCAGAAGATGAACATAGAAAATGAGCTACTAAAAAAAGAAATAGAAGTTGAAAAATGGAAGAAAATAGCAAAGGCAATCGGGAGGGATGAGTAAGGTGGCGTTGAAAGGATATTTATCTTAGATGCTGACAAACATCTATACATAACAGTAGCCGAGAAGATGGCCGGCAAGGTCTATTACTATATCCCGCTTAAGGCAAGACACATGCAAGCAATCCAGAACCTTGTTAGCTTCAACCTTGTCATACCAAGAAATGAGACTTATCCATACATGTGCCGTCTAAAGGAGGTATCAAGATGGAGATAGAAAGATACATATTCACAAGTGTCAATCCCGAAGATCCGAATCCGTTCAAGGTTAAGATCAAGATTAGGTGCATAACAGATGACCCAAAACTTGGAAGGTACATTCAGAATCAAATGTTGTGGTATGCAAAAGCATTTGGCTGTGAAGATGCGGTGATTTTTGATGACGATAATGAATATTGGACAGTTCTAATATTTGCATATCCCGAGCCAAATCAAATGGCTTACACTGTACCACAAGCTATCTCAAACAAAGTTGAAGAGCTTCCAAGCAAGTATCAAAAGCTGATGGAACATATAAGAAAGGGGGTGGGATGAGCTCCCATCTCTTTTCTTATTTTTTTATTTTATTTTTTTACCTTATTTTTTACCAAAATCGGAACGTAAGTTGAAAAGGAGGCGGGTATTTTATGGCGGAAATCGTAAGGACTGAAAGGAGAGTAGTCATGACACCAGAGAGGATGGATCTTCTGAAGAAGACAATAGCTCCACAAAATGCAACAACTGAAGAGTTAGAACTATTTGCTCTACTGTGTGAAAAATACAATTTAGATCCATTTGCACGTGAAATCATCATGCAAAAGTTTGATACAAAATATGGTCAACGGATTAGCTTCATTACAACACGTGATGGGTATCTGAAGATAGCTATGCAGGATGAAAACTTTGATGGAATAATTTCATTTGTAGTCAGAGAAGGAGACGAGTTTGAGATTGACGCTTCAAAGTTGGAGGTTAAGCACAAATTTGGTTCCAAACGAGGTGCAATAATTGGAGCATGGGCTATGGCAAGACACAAGACAAGACCACCTGTGATAGTGTTCGTAGACTTTAAAGAATATTATCAAGATACACCCGTGTGGAAGCAATATCCATCTGCTATGATTCAGAAAGTAGCTGAAGTATCTGCACTAAGAAGGCAGTTTAATGTCTCGGGTTTGGTAGCTCAGGAAGAAATGGGAGTAAATCATTATGAAAAGGTAGAGGCTGAAAACATAACAGATGATATCCCAGAGAGTGTAGAATCAATAGAACCAGCAAATGTCTCAGAAAATCAGGTTAAAGAGGATGAACCCAAACAAGAACAAACTAAAGAAGAGAAAATGGAGTATCAAACTGCATTACATCAAGTAAATAAGCCAGCGAGTAAAAGCCAAATAGGTCTAATAATGAAACTGATGAATGACTTTTGCAGTTTAACAGGTGAAAATCCCAATCTGCTAAAACAAAAAATTAAGCACAATTATTCAGTAGAACATATTTCTAATTTAACGGTATCCCAAGCGTCAAATTTAATCGAGAATCTACAGGCTATGATAAAGAATGCAAAGGAGGCTGATAAAAATGTTAATGCTGATACTTCCAAATAGGGAAAAGATTAGAATTAGAAAAGTCTACAGTAGTGAGCCTTCCAAAGATTTCAAAGTTAATAATTTTGAAGTTACAAAATCAGATGATAACGTGATACTTAACATTACTTCTGGAAGAGCAGATTTCTTAATGCTACTTAACCTGCTTTCCCGTAACCAAGGCGAATTAGTTGCAGTACATGATAAATCAAAGTTAATTGCAACTGGAGTAATAGAGAACGTCTCATTGAGAGATCGAACTATAACCGTTAATTTAGTTTGGCATTGATAAAAAGGGGAGATTGAATTATGATGGATAATATGATTGATTTTCCATGCAGCAATACGTGGTTGAAACACTATAGTAGACTAGGATTGACTCATTATGTTGAAGAAGAAAGAAGAAAACCATACGATGACAAAAAGATCGATGCACTAATTGAAGAAATACGAAATCTACGCATGGATTTAAAAAGATTACTTTCAAAAGAGCCAAAGAAAGAATCTAAAAGGGAGGATGACTTGGGTATGAAAGAAAATTTGATTGATATGCTGTGAAGGGGGAATTTAGACTATGATACAAATAACTGAGTTTGTTAAAACCGAGGTTGGATATATTGCACAGTCAGATCAGATACCATACCAGTTTGAAATCCTGTATCCTAAGCTGAACACTAATGGAAATATAGTGGCGACATTGGGAATAAATTACATCAAGAACGGAAAACGAAAACCTGTATTCTACGCAACTGTGACGCTTACAAGCAGTTTGAGCAAATCTGAAGTTATAAAAGACATGAACGCAAAGGACAATACAATCCCCTGGGCTGAGGTGATAAATGGCTTATTCCTGCTCACAATTTCCAAGTTTCTTGAACCGCCAGTCCCAGTCACTCTTCCATATGTTCAAGAAAGCACAGATAGGTTTTTCTTGTATCCATTAATAGCTCGAAATGGAACGCTGATCTTTGCGCAAGGCGGGACTGGAAAAAGCTTCCTTGCTTTATTCATTGGGATACTAATCCAAAATGGACTCGGAAACATATATAACCTACCTGACTATAAAGGAAATGTACTGTATCTTGATTGGGAGGCTGATGAAAAAGAAACAGCATCACGAGCCACTCGGCTGGCTCGTGGTCTTTCTGGAGATATCCTTGAGCTACCTAAATATCTAAGAGTGCATACGCCATTAAAGATGATGCTTCCCGATCTTGTGCAAATAGTCAAAGAGGAAGATATCAAATTAGTCATAGTAGATAGCGTCATTCCAGCGCTTGGAGCTGATCCAAAAGAATCTCAGGAAGTTGTTGAATTCTTTCTTGCATTACGTAGAATACAAAACATTGGAGCGTCTTATTTGTTACTAACTCACGTGCCTAAGCATGAACGCAATTCTCAATCGACATCTACACCGATCGGAAGTGTATTCTTTGAGAACTTTCCTCGCTTGACTTGGGAACTTAGATCTGTACCAACCGAAGAAATGATTAGCATGGCTTTGTTTCCAGCTAAAACAAATGTTGGTAAGGTAGAACCACTGGGATTTGGCTTCTATTTCAGTCCAGAAGAGATAACCGTGATCAAGATCGATCCAACAGACATAGCACCTTCTGAAAATCAAGATAATATTGAAAAAGAAATACTTCAACTACTCGAAGAGAAGGGAACGGGATTACAGCTAAAAGAGATAGCCAAGGAGTTAGGTTGTGACAAAAATGCGATCTATCGTTCTCTACAAGTCTTGTGTACAAAGAAGCTCGTTAAGCAACCAAGGAGAGGCTACTATGAATTAAGAGAAACTGTACCGTTTTGATACCTAAGAAGGGGAGGGATGACAAGATGATTGATATTTATCTTAAGACTTACAAGAACAGATACGAAAAAGATGACACATTGGTAGAAATCTGGAGTAATAGAAATCCTGATGATATCGAGTCAATGGAAATTTTTGTTTCATGTAATGACACAGATACAGTAAAAGACTGGATTATAAACGCTCTTGACGTGTTTCTCAATTATGCAGATGTAATTGGTTATGACGAGATCAAATATGCTATCTCTAAATTGGATATTGACAAAATAGCAAGTCAGATTATAAAACTGTCTAAGGAAGGCAAGACAGTAGCATTAGTCCTTGAAATAAAAGACACTGGAAGTGGTCAGAATGCGTAGATACCTTATATTAGTAATCTCTTGTATACTAATCCAAGCATTTCCCATCTCTCAAGAAGCTCTTATAAAAATATGTCAATATTACGGTATGGATTCAAAGATAGCTAAGAGATTCACAGCTGAATTAATTACTCAATGCACGTTGAGTAATATAAATCCAATGATTCTATTTAATATCGCTATCGCTGAGACAGGACTAAAAAATAAAATAGGTGATGACGGTAAAGCAGTCGGGTATTTCCAGTTGCATATGGAAACAGTATGGTTTGTAAAACAATATTATAAAATTGATAGAGTTCCAAAACAGCACACAGACCTTCTATATAATGTTGATCTTCAAATTGAAATCGCAACAAAATATTTTGAATATCTTACCACAAAGTATACCTCAATTGAAGAGGCACTTAAATATTGGAATGGATCTGAACGTTATGTTAAATACTATCTTGACATATCTGAATACGTCAGTAAATTATATAATTGTTTTACCAGGGAGGGGATTTAAATGCCACGTTTATATGTTGTACTTCCTACGAAGATATTATTGATTTGGTTGGTTAGTTGAACAAAGAGGAACTATGCCGATTAATGAGTTATATTATCTCAATGCTAAAGAAAGGAAGATGAGTAGTAATGCTTCTTGTAGTAGGATTTGCAATTGGACATATCAGCTCGTTCCTGCTGTTATGCTTACTAAATATTGGAAATAGAAATGATTTAGACTTGCAAGCCAATATCTTAAGAACACAATTAGAATCTACTCAAAAAGAGCTCGAATATTGGGAAGAAAAATATCGACAGCTGGCTAACGAGGTAAATCTAATAATTGCTGAATTAAAAGCTCAAAATATACTTGAAAGGGGAGATTGTGATGGGAAAGGAGAGTAGGGATAAGGGTTACCGAGGGGAACACAATTTAGTCAATATGTTTAAGAGTGAAGATATCAATGCAGTCCGAGTTCCATTAAGTGGAGCTACTGAGTTTGCAAAAGGTGATATCATACTCGACAACAACTTACGTTGTGAAGTAAAAGTTAGAAAATCAGGTTTTAAACAGATTTATGACTGGCTGGAAGATAAAGATCTACTCTTTGTAAAATCAGATAGACAAGAATACTTGTGTATAATGCCGATTTCTGTATTTATAAAACTTTTTAAAGGGAGGGATGATAGATGACTGCAAAGATTAAACTAAGTAGAAATGTAGATAAAAAGTTATTTTTGAGAACACTTTTGAAGAAGATTCATGCTAAAGATCCAGACATATGGTGTGATTCCGAACGAGCTTGGGTATGTGGATGTAATGAAAATGGCGATATCATAGAAATTGATGTCTTCGATAACTCCGTTATAATTAAATCAAAAGACAAATTGCTCAATTATCCACCTACATTCCAGTGTGACGCCGAAGAAATAGTAGAGCATGTTCTTGAATTAGATAAAAATCCTGCCATGATCGAGGTGAACCACGATGAAAAAGGCAATTCATGATAATACAGCTTGTTTTGTACCTGAGGATGAGGCGGAGTTGAAAACATTCATCGAAACTCTAAAAACACATAAACCAGTATATATAGAACATCAAGGTGAACTCTATAAGATAGTCCCAGATAGAATAGATGCAACTATAATACTAAATGGTAGAATAGAAACTGTGGAGATAAATGGTGACCAAAATTGATTGAATGTGTAAGGTCATATTTGAAGAGATTAGATGACTTCAAGTTTCAGAACTGGATTACTTCATATTATCCACATGTGGTAATAAATAAAGTCACAAACAAAGCTTATATACTTAATCGATATTTCATAGAAGGCTGGAAGAGAATTCAGTATGTGAGTAGCAAGCACCTTAGAGAATTTAGTGAGAGAGAAGATTTAATACTCGCACCAGTATATAAAACGCAGAGACACATTTATATGGATTACATGCAAAATTATAAAATACTTAGAACACAAAATCCAAATTGGGATGATGGATTATTACACCAAGTTGCATTAGAAGAAACGCTTAAAAATTGGAAGGTAAAATATATTGACATGATAATCAAAGAGGTGGTATCATATGTACGGAATAATAATAAATTATGAGAAAATAATCGCCCTACCATCCCCCCAAAACACGAGTATGCTTTAGCCACACGGCTGTGCCGTGTGGTCTTTTTTAATTTTCTAAAGGAGGTCATATTATGGTGAATCCCAAGGAAGTCGTTAAAAAAATGTTAGAGTTAGATACTGATTATATAGCAGATTGGCTGTTAAATTCTAAAACTCCTATTCTTCTTTATGATTCAACTGAAAAATCAATAAAACTATTAAGTGAACCGCCTACTAAGATAGAGGGAATAACTTTTGACATGGAATATCTTAAAGTCACTACATTGAGAAGAGCAAGCTCTATGACTAAAACAGGCAGCTTAGAAGAAATACGTGAGGCTATAAAGATGCTGATAGATGGAAGTAAAGATAGGAAGGATCCACGTTTTATCTCAGATGCGATCCATACTGTGATTGAGCAAATATTGTTCTAAATCTTATCTCTGAGTATATTTTGACACCACATTTGAACCACAATAGATTCCAAATAAAGCTATCAATAGATTAGCGAAATTATTATTATCTATTCTATCAAACCATCTTAATATGATGACTACCGCCATCAGAAGTAAGGCAAGTATAAACTTTCTGCTTTTCCATTTTTCTTCCATTTCATTAGCCTCCTTATTTATTCTTATATCCTCCTAATATCATAGTATATCACTTCACAAATAAGATTATGACAGCACCGATAGCTATCGCTGATACAACTACAAATGTGGTAGTTGCTGCTTTGTATTTTTCTACTTCTGCTTTCAGTTGTTCTACCTGAGATTTATATGCCTCAGTCTCAGATTTTTGTATAGTGAGTAAATCTTTAAGTGTAGCAACTTGACTTTCAAGGTTGCTAATCTGCAATTTGTAGTTACTATTTAAATCTTCAAGCTTGGCTATATAATTAGCAAGTGCAAGTACAGTTTCTTCATCGAGGTAATATCTTCCGTCTTCACTTTTTTGAATTATCTTGTAGCTTTCTGATGCGATCATTAAGGAAGTCAACAGCATCATCAGGATTACTAAACTTATCAGTCTTCTCAATTTTTTCAGCCTCCTTTTTGAGTTTTTCGAGTTCTTCTTCATCTTTTCGTAATTGCTCTTCCTTCTTTTGCTTCAGTTTCTCAAGATCTGTTTTTATGCTACCCTTGCTCCTACCTTTAAGTGCTAATAGTCCTATTAGCACTCCAACAATAACATACCAATATTTTTTACACCACTCAAATATATTTTTAAACCACAAAACTACCTTTTTCAAGTCAATCACCTCCTTATAATCAGCTAACTTATTTATATATGTATAAAGTGAACTATATGCGCTTATTTATGCGATTATCAACACGTTCTATTTTTGGCTGTAAACCATCTAACTTTTACTCATCCAATATTTTATATGTCAAGGTACTATGTACCTATCTCCTTGCCGATTTTAGTTCAAATAAGAACATCGTTTAGAAATTCAATTATGTCATGAAACAACATTTCAAGTGCAGGGAGTTGATTCTTGTTTGCTTGTGCTTTGTGTGCTTCATATATTGACTTGAGTTCCTCTATAATATAGTCATATTCTTCTGCATAAACTTCTTCTTGTTCAGAATAATTGATTTCATCTATTAGTGTGTCTTTAATAAGGTCAAGCTCTGGATCGTCGTATTCCTCAAGGATCTCAAGTATTTTCTTGGCATCATCCAAAGGTATTACTACCATCTCTATCAACCTCCTTCTTTCCATTTCCGTTGAATTTGAGAGCCTTACCGATGAAATCATAGAATTCCTTATTTTTAAGTATGCTCAAAATTCCATTAGCAAGTGCGTCTACAAATAGTTCATTCTTGACTGTGCTATGTGCGAGTATTTCATGTCCTGTGATTGATCCAATTGCATGCAAGGTCTCATGTAATACTGTTTGAAGAATTTGCTCTGAATCTATATCCGAGGCCACCAAGATTTGCCTTTCATATTTGCAAAATAGACTTGAGTTACATCGGGATCATAATCCCAGTTTTCACATTCCGCTTTTAACTTCTTACTGTCTATTATCACCTTATGCTTATATCCTAATATTTCTAATTCCATTATGAGCACCCTTCAAAGATATTGATGGCTTTCAGTGTATTTGGAGATAGCCAAATGGATTCTATCCGCTTTTGTTGTTCTAAGACCTTTCCATCCCCAATTAGACCCGTAGCTCTTGTTCTACCAACCACGTTGCAAGTTTTTTGAGTATCTATTCTTTTCCACCCATTTTCTTCCAACCTTGTATAGATAGAATTATTATATCCAGATAAGATTGCCATACCTTTAAGTTTCATGACCTTGTCAACAAGTTCTTCATGATCTGAGGCATCAAGTTCATTGTTATAGATTGTTCCCCTTCTAACTTCAAGTACATAAGGAGGATCAAGATAGAATAAAGTGTCGGGTGTATCATACCTATCTAATATCTTTCTAAAATCATCATGCTCTATAATTACTCTCATAATTCTTTCATGAAACTTAGGAAGTGATTCTAATCTGCCAAGGTATTTAGAATTGCAAAGCGCCATTCCTCTTCCTGATATAGACTTCAACATCAGATGGTCTTTTAGAAAATAGCAATGCAGCAGATCCCCCAAAAGCCTCAACATAAATTCTATGTTGAGGAAAGTACTTTAAGATTAGATTTTTCATATAGAATTTGCCTCCAACCCAAGGAAATATCTTGGACAAAGCTGTTCACATCCGTATTTTCGATTTATACCAGTTGCACCAAAAGATGTAATCCAAGATATAGTTTTTTGTCTCATCTGGAACCGCTTCATCAATAAGTGAATTACAAGCCTTTTCTAACATCAACCATTTAGTGACATTCTTTATTCCCCAATTGTATGCCATAACAGTAAGAATAATTCTGTTCTCATATCCACTAAAAGCTTTATATAACCAACGTAGATACCTTATTCCAATCCAAGCATTGGCTTCCACATTAAACATATCATCATATGTAAACTGAGTCTTATAGAGCTTATTTATAGTTTCAAGTGCACTCTTAGATATTTGCATTAAACCACGAGCATATGGTGATTCTGCTTTTGGATTCCAAGATGACTCAGTAGAAATGATAGCAAAAACGTCAAACAAGCGAGGATAATCATCAATTTTCCACTCATTGATGAACGAATCAAAAACCTTTTCTACCGTGTTTTCTATTTCCTTTTGGTTCATGCGATCACCTTCCGGTTCCCAAAAGCCAAGATATAAACAAAGACACAACTGCACTTGAAGTAATGATCATAAGCAGCATTCTGCCAACCATGCTTTCAACTGTAATTTTTATTCTGTGTTCAAGATATCCATCTAATTTCTTTTGAATATCCTTGGTAATTTCTTTGGTTTCAGTCACATCTTCTTTTAACGCACAAATCTCAGCTTCTAACTTAGCAACTCTTTCCTCTATTTGCATTGCACATCATCTCTTTTCTCTATAAGAATAGTAGATTCATCAATAATACAAACATTCTTTTCCACTACGCTTGGTGAATATCTAAAAAATAGCCCGGGTGGTAAAAACTTTGATATTGCATCTCTCATTTCAGGTGATATATATATACCTTGCACATTAACCTTATGTTGCTCAGGATTATAGTAAGGTAGACACTTTCTTATAATATCGCTCCAAAAAACTCCATATTCATTTAGAATCTCTTTAGCTATTTCATCATCATGCTCTGTGAATGACTCCTTCCACTTTCCTTTCCTCTTCAACGCCGAAGCTAACTGGATTAGTTTATCCAATTCACTCGTATTTATTAGCGTCTTTATCACTGTTACCACCTCCTTTAGTGCACAACGATTGATATCTTCTTCTTCTTCTGAGCAACACTTAGAAAGATATGTATCATACAACTACCTGAAGGTTGCATAAACTTCTTTGCTGCATACTCTTCATAATCAACAAAAGATGGGATGGTTAGAAGGTAATATGTATGTGCGGCTAATTGCCTATTTTGATGATCATATGCATATCTTTGGTGACACGTTACACTCGGCTGGTGTGTATGACCAGTAATATAAATATCGGCGTCCTCAATTATTTCGGTTAATCTTCCATTAGCTGTTATCCTCCCACCAATAGTTCTTGCACCAGTATAGCCATGACTAACCGCAAGCTTAAACAATGCCTTTCCATGCCCATAGCCTTTTGTTGCAACATATAGTAAAATGAATCCTATATCCTTAGTATAAGGTACACCGTTTTCATAACACCAATCTGCAACATCTGAGATTCCAACGTTTCTTCTTATTCGATACTCGTGGTTACCTTCCACAACAATTAGTGTTCGATCCTTATACTTATTTAAGAGCCGTTTTACTTCGCGCTTCTGCTGTTCAGGTGTCATACTTGCACTATAAACATCACCCTTCGATCCCAAGACAGCATAATCTGCAAGATCACCAAGAAATGCTATATATGTATTCTTGTTCTTGCATTCCTTATCTAAGATTTCTTCGGCTTTCTTATATTTAGAATAAACTGAGCCTATATGCAAATCACCAACACAAATTATCTTTGTGCAATTATCAATATTTTTTTCAACTACAGTCAAATGTTCGGACACCGCGGCATCACTCCGATGCCGATGCAAGAATCTGCGCTAATTCTTGCAGCAGTTCCTTTGAAAGATTTTTTTCAAGTATATCTCTTATGGTGTTCACTGTTGCTTGTCTTACATAGTCTTGTCGCATCCGTTCGAGTCTCTCTTCTATTTTGCTAAGTGCTGCCGCTATCGCCTCCTTATATTCATCTGATGTGATTATCGAAAATAAGATTGAGTTGCTATCCAGGGCTACTTTGTCGCTTACAAACAAACTTGAAAATTCATCCAAAATCAAGCCTGGAAACTTTTCAGGTTCTTTTAAGAAGTTGGGATTAATCAATTTTTATGCCCCCCTTTTGTACCTTAAGGTGTGGTAAATGTACAAATACCGCTTGTACTCCATTGAATGGTAAAATCGCCATTCGATGAGGATTTATCTTCACCAAAGTCAACGTATCCTATTAGTGGCTTGTCTGAATCCGTGGAACCTATATCGGCATAGATAACAGCATATCTTGCGGTAATGGTTGAATTGGTCCACGTTACATCATCAGCATCAAAAGTTGTTGTGTTTGTAGAAGCAGTATATGTTAATGTCTTGTTTGTAAGTGCTTTACCACCTGCAGTGTAACCCGTACCACTGACCTCACCAGTTACGTTTGCTTTTGTAGTATGGTTATCTTGGTCTGGTGTGTATGAGCTTGTGCACAGCATAACCTTAATTGTGTTGTTAAGAAGGTCGACTGGCTTTGTTGATAACGCAAGCTTAAGAAATTGACCATACCCTTTTGCAGTTACTGCCATATTTGATCCACTCCTTTCCAATTTTATTATATATTAGATTTGAATTTTATCTTAGGTTTTTCAGGTGATTTCAAATTAGATTGTGTACGTCCAACAGATTTTATCATGATAACTGGCTCAATTTTTGAGAAACGTCTTTCAATCTTATCTATTTTAGCTAATCTAAGAACATTCATATAAAATTCAATGTAATTTTCTAAAACATTATCCACATTAACCAGTACCTCTGGAACGTTCACTTCGCCATTATACTGTATTGTCTCGAAAATAATGTTCGCCGGGAATAGTATGCTTGGGTTGAGTAGCTCAAAATTAGTACTTATGGTATCAGAAATTACAAGTGAATCAAAGCAGAGATCTGGACTAAACATTTCAAATGCATTTTGCATCAAGGTTGAATCCAGTTTCACACCACAACTAAGAACCGGATCGTTTACATTGCAAGAAAATTCAATCAATTCAGACTCACACACACAGAAAATTATAATTATAGCCGGAGAAAAATCAAACTGAGTTTCGATACACTCTTGAATTTCTACTACACATCCACATATAAGATCTGGCTCAATCAAAGTCTTTTCATATTGAATTTCTTCAGCAAATATTATTACACCCAATCCAATAATTATGGTTGGAGAGCTAAACTCTGTTGCTACATTTATTGTGTCGACTTCAACTGTTACTGATTTTTCACCTGTCACATTTGGTTCTAAAAATATGTTCTCCCACGAGATTGCATTACTACAATCGCAAATCATCGACACTACAACATCGGGTGGATCTAAAAATAAAATGTTCTCTATACTATTAGCTACTAAATTCACTACAGAATAGTCAGTAATAACAGCGGGCGCTAACAGAATATGCTCATATTCTATAGCGGGTGTGTCAATTAATAATCCAACTGACACGCTCGGCACTTCATAGTAACTTATATACTCAACGATCCAAGCATCGATCACCGCAGGAATAATCTCTGTCGGTAAGTGTAAATCAAATATAAAGAAAATATCATCTGGCATTATAAGTGTATTAATTAATAAAGTAGCTTGTAGAATTTCAAATTGTGTTTCCCACGGCTCTAATTGAAGATTACAGCCAAAATTGACTTGTGGCTCAGCTAAGTAAAATGTGTTTTCAATTATGCCTGTAGATACCAAACAACTCGCAGTAAGACTGGGCTCTATATACTGGTAATCAAAGGCAAATAAGTTACTTTCAAGAACTGCAGGGAAAATAATTGCTGGCTCATAAAAAGTTTGGGACAATTGAATAGTTTCAGACAAGATAATTACTGATTTATTTGCAATAATCGTTGGAGCGTTGATAGCAAAGGAATACGTAAATGCCGGCGTCGATACGATTACTGATTTATTTGCAATAATCGTTGGAACATTAGCACTGAACGTCCCGGTAATTACTGGTGGTGCTATAGATACAGCTTTATTAGCTATTACATTAGGTGCTATGACTGTCTGTGTGTATTTTATTGTAGGGGCGCTGATCGTAACTGCTGTCTGGGTGACTTTATAGGAAATGAGCGTAAAGGGACAATTTCTATAGAACCTTAGTCCCGATTTTACAGTAAAGATAACATTTCTAAAGTACATTATTCAAGATCACTCCACCAAGTATTGTGTGAGGATCCCATACGCGCTCTTAGAATCAAATAAACAAATCCATTGCTCGATGCTGTAGCACTAACCTGTAATTGCTCCCAAGTGCTAGTGGTAGTTGCGGTTGCAGAACTCTCACTCACAACATTGCCAGTAAGTAAAATATATGGTCTCGAGCCATTATAGCCATTATGATAGCACCATATTTTTTTAGTTATAACCTCTTTCTTCTTTACAGGAAAAGTAAAATGGTGGTACACATAATAAGCTGTTGTTGTTATATAACATGGATTCATTTTTATTGACGGTGCCGTATTTTTATAAAAAGTATAATCAAGTTCTATTGCTGGTGTCGTAGCAGAGCTAGCTCTTTTTCCTAATTCATAGCCAAGACACCCGCCCGACGCACTCTCGGGTAGAATATTAAATGGGTTCTTTTCAGTAATAGAAGCCCCTAGTAAAGGAAAGGCTCTTGGATAAAGTTGAAAAGCCTCAAATAATAGTCTCATACTTTCATATGAGTGCCAAGTTAACATTTTTGTTATGCCACTAACCGATGGTCCATATGCCATTCCGTAACAACCTGAATATGTGCCAAGATAATTATCTGGCTTCATTGCCAAACAGAGTGAATTTTGTACTGATTCAGCATCCGTTCCCGTTGTGGTTACACAATTAATCAACTCTCCACTTGCTGATGAGGATAATAAAAGCGAATAATAGGCCTTTCCACTTTGCACGTCGCCTTTGACTATGCAAAAATATATCGAGCCGCCAAGTGATGCTGTACTCTGACCTATTAAAATACTTCGATATACTGCTGCCGACTCAACACAAACATAAAACGAAAAAATAAAGCTATCATACACATTACACTTTGTAACACCCTTATAGCTTGAGTATATTCCACAAGCACGAATTTCTCTAGTTGATGTATATAATATATCGTTTGCTAAGATAGCTGATGATGATGTATTATACGACATCACAAATATTATTTGTGTTACCACCCAATATCTAACATTTGCAGCAAACACCAAGACCGGGTTAGACTCAGAATCAACAACGACATCATCTGGTTTTACATCAAGAAATACCTCAGAGTACGGATCACCAATAAGAGAGATTTTTGCAGATGATGTTCCAGAGGTCGTTATGCTGATATTGCTTTCACTATATATTCCAGGTGCAACATATATTGTGTCGCCAGCACTAACTACAGACACAGCCTTAGCAATAGTTTTAAAAGCCTGAGAAGCCTGGTAGCCTGTACCACTATTCGAGTCAGAACCATCTGACCTAACATAGTAAGTTGCCATGAGACATCACCTAACTCTTTCCATAACAGGTAAAACCGTCTTTCTACCTGTTATGACGCTATCAAATGCTTGGATTTGAGCCTGGAGTGTCCACAGCCCAACCTCATCTATGTCATTTGGTTTTACAATATAAACCACTTCAGTTCCATCAATATTAGCCGCCCATTCACCAGTTGCGCCAGAAGGTTTTTCGTATAGTATCTTAGCTGAATCAAAATCTTTAAGATCTATTTCTGTATCAAGTCGAATCTCAACCCCGTAATCAAAAACATGGATCATTGGCGGTCACCTCCTATAGATTACATAATCTCCACTTACAGCTGCGGCATGTGATGGCACCGTTATTTCACTTCCATTGAATAGCTTTACCTTAATTTTGTCACCAATTGTTGCTATGTATCTACCTATTATTGGAGATCTCTTTTCCAATGCTATTTTAACATAGTCTGATGATGTAATTGAACTTGAGGAATTGTATGAAAGATTTACAGGGCACTCAGCTGTGACTTGAAGAAACCCTTCAGAATAAGAAACATTATTAATAATATAAGTGTTCCATAACTGCATATTAGGAAAAATCTCAGTTTCTATAAGATTGGGGTCATACACATAAACACAATTTTCCTTAGGAAGACGGCTTATATATGTTTCTTCAGCAAGGTTTTGAGCAGCATTTTCATCTATTATATCTGAAACATTAATTGTTTCAGGAACCTCAAATGAGCCGTAATTTGATCCACTTGGTGGTAGAAGACAATATTCAGGCTTGAGAATCTTAAATTGTACAGATGAAATTTTTGAAGCAAAATCGAAGTTACTCACGCAAGATGGTGGAGCTGGTGGGATCACACTTGTTCCATATACATCTATATACCATTGTTGAAATTCCCAAAATGTATATTGCATAGCAATTCTTATACCTGTGATAGTATTACCTTCATAGATAAATGCAATAGAACGTTTAATGTATGGAATTCTACTGCCTATATTCAGCCATTTATAGAATTTAAAAGGCGTAGGATATTGTTTAGAGGTTCCATTCAAGATTGTAAAGAAGCTATATTTTGGATCTGTTTTAACTGAGTATACTTTTCCAGAGTAGACAACAGATGGATATGAAGGCATTTTAATGCTATCTTCAATATTTATAAGAGAACTGCTTGGCACCTCATTATTTTTGTCTTTTAGCGTGTTCATAATATTGGAACTGGAGTCTAAATACAAGGCAGACACATCACTCCAACTTGAAGTAAATGCAGATGATCCAAGGCTTTTCATTGTCTCAAGATCATACCTATCCGTTAGATTGGCTTCACCTACAAAATACAGATCATGTCTTCTTATAAAATACATCATCCAAGAGGTTGGATTTGAGGCCACTTTAGTCATTTTATCTGCAAGCTGGTATTCAATAGTAGACTGATGACCTACTTTCTCGAGTTTAACTGGTATATAAACATATTTATCTTCATATTGTTTGGGAATTGCTAAATCATCCTTACCAAATGTAACTTCAAATTGACCATTTGTGATTATGATTGACCTAAAGGCTCCAGAAGAAACTGAGATGTTATCTACCGAGGCATTAGACGGATCTGGGATTTCAGGTGCTCCATTCAATAGAGCATTATAATTAATGATAGCTACCTTAATTGGCGCATTTACGTATTGATTAGCTGGTGACTGAGCTATTGGCATAACCTTAAAAGAATGATTTGTTGTTCCTATCATTCCTTGTGACCAAAACGTGCCATCCTCAGTATCTGTCATGTTTGGGACAATTTCAACAACACAATCACCACTATAGTTCTTATATGTACTTGCTATATATAATTTTCCTTTATAGAACATCATATCTTCTATCCCAAAGTCATAATCTTGATATCTTATTACTGACAAATCCGACTTCGCAATTTGATATATTTTTTGACCTGTTGGAACATCAAGCATAACAAATACATAATTTTTACTGCATACTGGTGGAACTATAGGATAGGTTGGCAAAACCACATCATCAAAAACTTTATAAGTTTTATTTGAAACCGAGCCATATACTTCTATTTTTAACAGGACAGTATAAGTATCCCAAGTATCCCAGCTAAAATAGCTGGTAGAGAGATATACTGTTCCATCCGAGTCAACACACGGTGCTGAACAACCTGAAAGTTCATAATAATAATCGCCAATCTTGATAGTGGCTGGTATACCGCCACAACTTACAATTGACCCTTTTTTAGTCACTATTCTGAGTGCCAAGTCAAATCACCCCTTATGTAGAACCACCCACAAATTCAACAAAATAGCAATCGCCACTTGGAGTTGGAGCAAGAAACTCAGCTGAAGCCTGTACATATGACACGAGCTCTAAATCAGTATAATCATTTATTATCTTAAACACCAAGATCCCCGAATAAGTTGCAACATAGACCATCTTTTCAATTTGAACTGCACATCTTGGAGCTCCATAATCTTCTGCATCAATTGTCTTAATGAAATTATATATATTAACTGAATCTGGCTTTCTAATGTAAATATAGATCTTTTCATCATAATAACCAAATGCAGTATCCGCCGTCGCTACATTGTTAATTGTCATATAAAATGCGGTATACCAAATGTCATCCCGCATTGTATAATTTACTTTTCTGTTATATAAAAAACGACTCTTCTTATCAGGAACAGCAGCTGAGGCAAATGAATCACTCAAAGCGAATCCAAATGTAGAGATAAGTGATTCATTACCAATAAATGAGTGCATTATCTTAGAACTATATCCACCATATGAAGATTGGTATGGATTTACGTGTGTTCTATATTTAATCCTTTTAGCACCAAGATCGTACATGTAAGTGGTAAATCTCGAATCACTAAAGCCATAGATCTTGTCCCCAAATGCAGATAAAATTTTAAAATGTGTTACATTAGCTATTGCCATTCTATCACCTCAAAATATCAACTGTAATCGCATAGGATGAGGCATAGATTGCAAGACATATTTGTGTACCAGTATCATTAAGCTGAGCATATTCCTGAAAGATTATCGGCATAATGAGTTTCCGGTTAGTGCTCTGACTTGATATACTCACCGTCTTGAATGGGTCAGTGTCCATGTGTACTATATAATTGTAGGAAATGCGTAAGGTGCCATTGATTGGAGTATCAAAGTATATTATTCCTCCAACTCCATCATAATCACTATAAGATATTTCGGTTGAATCAAGGTATACGTTCATAATCTCTGAGATATTAGGGTAAGTTAAATTGACATATGTGACATTGCTAACATTCTGAATTTCAGATATATTTTGAATATAATCGTAAGTATATAACTTCAATTGAGCAGATGCATCGGCTGGAATATCCATATATAACCTTGGCAATAATGAGCATGGTATAACCTTGGGTGTTGAAGTGCCAATTACCATCCATTACACCTCCTAATCATAAATACCACCTTCGAATTGAAAAGCCGAACATTTGGCATATTTGATTCAATACCTGAGATAACTGACCTGATAGCGTCACGGGCTCACTACTTGGTATTGATGAATTTGTGTTATTAACGAATAGCACGTATTCAAAACCGACAAGATACTGAGATATAGTATCCATAACATTTGATATATTTCCGCTAACTGTTATATTAACCTCTTGCATTAATATGTCGCCTATTGCCTCCTGAAAATTACAGCTCAGTTGATATCCATTTTTTACTCTTACTGCATTTATTTGTGTAGTTACTATTGGAATTTCCATAGAACCGTAGTATAATGTGCCACCCTTATGATTATATGGATAGGAGGAGGTAAAAGCGTTAAATGAGCCAGTTATAGGTTCGAGTCCATTTGGGATAGAGAATTTTAAGGAAGACTTATCTATAGAATAGTCATCAATATAAATGTCTATTGTTATCGCCACTTATTATTCCCTCCTCACTCTATGATACCACTATATCTGAAGCCTCAAACTCTATAGTTTGCTCACCATATTCATCCAATTCAAATGCATTATTAAGCACACTACAGTTAGTCATATTAAATATTATTGTTCTGCTTGAATTGGTAGAATCTGTTAACTTTAGTGAATAATTAGAAGCGAGTTCCCAATAAAATAGTTCATCCCAATTAACATTTGAGATTGTAACTGTAAACTTCTTTGTCCAATAATCGGCAATATAAGTATCAACCTTCATGTATTCAAATAAAAATTCATATCTTTCAAATATCGGTGTGACTGATCTTGTGTAATTTATTTCTATATTATCGAACTGAAGTATAGTTGAACCTCTCTTAAATTCAGCCTCTGCAAATGAAAACAAGTCATCAAATGTCTTTGAAGATGGAGCAGTTGAGTTCTCTACATCACCACATATAACATCAAAGTCTATAGAAGCCACATCGTCTGAACTAACTTGTATAGTTATATTATGACATATAGCATTCTTAATTTTTTTATTTCCAATTTTTATATCAAATGGTGTGGCGCCGAGCAATGTATTTATCAAATTCTTATTTGTGATACAACCGCTAAAATGCGCATTGATGTATAACTTCCATCTTCTTCCCACCCAATTATCAGATCCCGATACTGGACGCCTTTTAGATATATCATGAATCATTTCATGTCCATAACTTACTATGAATTCATTTTCCGGAAGTTCGAGCTCGATGGTATTCTTACTTACAATCATGGACTAAGAACCTCCCTCTTGAAGGTGTTGCTTGTTACATCACTTAGTGTAGTTGATGAAATATAATAGTTATTGACTACAGTTGTTGTTGACCCAGTCTCTTCACCCGCTGCTCTTGAAGCTGAAGCAACTCTCGCCGCGGCTGCGAGTATTGCATTTATAGCAGCCACAACAACACTGGCTGCACGTTGACATGCCACGCCAAAATTAGTTGCACTGTTAGCTATGGTTTCAAGATTTAGAGTGATCGACTGAGATAAAGAACTAAAGTTTTGTTGAGCGCTTACAAGCGATTCATTAAGAGTTGGGATGATTTCTACTACAACAGATAAGATCTTTGATACTGTTGACAGTGACTCAATGAGTTTTATCAGCAAGACAGTAGCTATAACCTCCAGAAGCTGTGAAATTTGCTGTAAGCCACTTAATGAAGCTGGGAGTAATGTTGACATTACTGCGTTTATAGCAAGCAGTATTTCATTAAGCTGAGTAAAGTTTTGCACCAATGCAGGCAAGATCACACCAAGCTCCGAAGGAATTGGCAATCCGATTGTACTAATCTGCTCAGGCATAATTTGTTCAGGTATACCGCCGAGCTCCTGCAGTGATCCAAGTGGTATGCCGAGCTTATAGAGAGCTGATGCAAACCCATCCAAATTCTGTGTGACTTCTCGAGCTAAAATTCCTGTTTTCTGAATTTCCTGCGTCATATTACTCACAGAGCTGGCCGATTCTGTCATCCTATCGTATAGTTTTTTCAGTGAGATAGATACATTCTCAGATGACTCTGATATCTTTGTTAACTCCGTAGAGACATTTGAAGAAACTTGAGTTGTTGAAGTTGCTATTTCATCTATCATTGATCCAAGCTCATTTGCAACATTTACCAGTTGCGATTGCACGTCTTCGAGTGTCTTATAAGCGCTTTCTGTTTCATCCATTTGCTTACTGATTCTCTCAAGAGCTTGAATAAATAATTCTGTATTTTCTACAGGAAATCCAGTTTCCTTTAACTGGCTTACTATTTTCACAAAATCTAAAAGTGGAATATTAAATTGTTCAGCTAATCTAACATAATCCAAAGACTTGCTTTCAAGTTCATTTATAGCTTTTGACCATTCGTATTTAACTTGGCTCATTTGTACAGCCATAGCATTAGTTGAAGCCCTAACCGAAGCGATCTGTTTTTCATATTGTTGAGCCATTGAATATAAATTTGTCAATATTGAATCAACGTCATACCCTGCTTTAGCAAACAGTTTTGCATTGGATTCAATATAAGTTATGGTTTTATTTATCGCAGCAAGAGCCGCCTTGTATTGTTCAAGGGTTACGCTACTGTCAACATATCTGCTGTTTAATTCGTTATATTTTTGAGCAAGGTAATCAACCTTTCCTGCATCCACCAATTTCATTAACACGGACTGAATATCTGCTAAACCGCTTTCAAATTTGCTTGTATCTATTTCTGAAAGGTACTGAGACAGAGTCTGTAGCGGTTTTGAATTGCTCAACAAGGCGTTATTGTATGCTCTAACAGTTGCCGAAGATATAGCAAGATTTATTCTAAACTCAAGGAGTGTATCGAGTGAGTTTTGAAACACTTCTTTTATTTTTGCAATTTCAGATCTATACTTAGACGCCATTACAGTATTATTATTTCTTTCTGCAGCGAGAGCCTTTTCCTCAAGCAATGCAAGATTATTTTGTTTAACAAATTCTGTTATAAATGATTCAATGTCAATCTTACTTAAGTCACTTAGTTTGTATGCTTTCTTTAATTTCTTTATAAACGTAACTATTGCAGATGAATATACTGATACCTCGGCTGCGGCGCCTGTAGCGGCTAATCTAAGATCAAGCTCTGATTTATACAGCTCCATTTCATAATCTATTCGAGATTTTATAAGGTCATTAGCATAAGACATCATAAATGTGTAATCATTTATCCGTACTATAGCTTCGTATACTTCACTCGCAAACTTATTCATTCCAACAGCCCAAGAATTCACTAATTTTTGTACGCTTCGGTCTACCAGTTCAGAAACATGATCAAGCTGGGTGCCGAGGTAGCCTAATACCTTCTTAAACTCATCTGCGCTTCTCCCATAATCTTCGAGCGCTTTTACTTGATCTTCTATATATGTATAGTATGACTTTACTCTCTCTAACTTACTGTACGTTCTTAAAAGATTTTGAGCGCCACTTATTAATTGATTTATAGCATCTTCTGTGTAAGTTCTTACAGCTGTAATATAGTCGCTAAAGACATCAGATAAACTTATGCCATATTTTCTTAGAGCTGTTTCAAGCGACTCAAGTTGACTTACATCCAAGTCGGCTATAGCTGTCTTTATATCAATCCCCGAATCGTATAGATAAGCAACGGTCTTGGTAAGTGATTTTCCCAAGGCGTACGAAATATCGTATACATCTGTATACATTTTCTTATATTGTTCAATGTCTAATCCAGTTGTGTACTTTCTATAGCCTTCCTGAAGTTTCTGTAGTAGAGCTGCTTGGCGATCAAGATCGCTTGTCACTTGATTGATATTTTGCTTTATCAATCCACTACTTCTTACTACTTCTTCATGTCTCTGCACTATGTTGTTTAATTCACTGCTTAATCTCGCGTATTCTCCCGAGTTAGGATCCAGCTTAGCAAGTATGCTGGTTAATTCATTTATCTTAGCCTGATTAGCAAGAATGGTTAGTTGGAGCTCACTGTAAGTTATTAGCAGATCAGTCAGCTTTTGGAAGGAAGTCTGAATGTTCAGTAAAGATTTATTGTATTCATTTGGAACATCCTTAAGGCTATTCAAAATGTTTGAGACATCTTCTAAGGACGAGATAATCTTTTCAAGATTTTGGGATTGATCAGTTGTTCTTAACTTCTTCAATCTTTCGAGTATACTCAGGATATTATTTAACTCGTTGGTTACCGAAGCAGTTTCGGAGTTAATCTTATATAAATCATAAGCCAATTTATTGAAAACATCACTTGGCAATGTGTCACCAATTGTTTGTAGGATGGTTTCTATCTTCTTAGCCTCAGCAGATCTCCTTTGCATTACACTAACTAATTGCATTTCTGTCATTAATGTTGCATATGAAATAGATTTAATGTTGCTTGCAGCCTTAGAATCTATTTCCATATTGGCATATATATTGTTAAGCAGGTCGTTTATCTTGTATAGAGTGCTAAGAATGTTTAATCTATCCGATACAGTTTCGGCTGCTGAGCTAATTTGTTGTAGAGTAGTTAAGTTATCTTTGAGTTCATCTCCCAGACGATTAGCTTCCAATTTTTGTTTAGAAATTTCATCCAATAATTTTTTCTGATCATCAAGCGATAGTTTACCTGATATTCTTCCAACTTCAAGTTCGGTATTAAGTTCATTTATTTTTCTCTTAGTCTGTTCATAATTTGCAAGCATGCTATAGAATACGCTTCTAAAGTCCTTGCCGAGTGATCCGATGCTACCATGAGCTACAGAGTAAATAGTCTCAAATTCATTCTTTATATCTGTTACATCAACAAATAAATCAAGCTCCAATTCAGTATCTGAGAGGGTTTGTGATAGTTTTAGGATATCGGTCAAATTTTGTTTTACTTCCTCACTTTGTGCTGTTAAACTAACAATTTCAGCCAGATATTTTTCTTGTTCTTCTCTTGTTAGATTAGTAGACTCCTTAATTAACTCATATGTTGACTTAACTTTTTCAAGTTGGGTTTGAATTGACGTATACTGGTCAAATAAGGATTCAGTAATGGTTACAAGATCACCGTATCCGGCTTCTGTAAACACTTTTGCTGAATTAATTATTTCGTTTTTTAGCTCACTAAAACCGCGAATTGCATCTTCTGAAATTTGAAATGAGATATTATACTTAGAGAGTTCTTTGAGTGTTTTATTAGTAGTATCAAGATCAATATTAGCTGCTCTAATAACCCGCAGGAATGCTTGAGCATTTTCGGATAGATTTATTTCGGCTTGTTCTTGTAACTTCTTAATTGTCTCATCTATATGCTCTTTTAGTTTATTGACTTCAACCTCAGATCTAATTATTTCTTCAACATATTTTCTTTGCTGTAATTCAGTAAGTTGTTGAGAGGATTTAATTAAGTCATAGGTGGATTTAAGTTTTTCAAGGTTTATAAGCGCTTTTTCATAAGAATCCACTAAACCAGCCAAATCTACTTGTGGTGTTTTACCAATAGCAGCCAATTTTTCTACCAAATCTTCTATAGTGACCCTATATTCCGCTGCGGATCTAAGAGCGGAATCTGGTATCATAAATGATACATTATACTTAGATAGCGAAGCCAATGTATTTCCAACAGCCTTCAGGGAAACATTCGCTTTTTCTAAAGCATTAATAAATCTCCAAGCATCAATAGATAGGTTACTAAATGCATCAATTTCAGTGATCTCTTTAAATCTTGCGATAAGTTGATCAAGTTCTTTCTTTGTACTATCACTTTTAAGCTTCAGTTCACTTATTCTTGTTATATATTGAGCCAGCACGCCAGAGGCAGATTCCATTTCTTCGGGTTTAAGGCCTTCTTTAAACTCGTTATATTCTTTTGTCAGAGCTTCAAGTTCAATTTTCGATTTAAGATAGCTGTTAGCGAGCTCAAGTATTCGGTCACGCATAGAGCTAAATTCTGAGCTTACAGTTGCTAATTTGATATTTTGGATTGAATTAATCAGATCTAAGAGCTCAGAATAGCCTGATATATCAAAGAGTATTTTAATTTTATTATTCTTAGTTATCTCATTAAGTACATCAGAAGCACCACCAAGAATATCTACTATAGAGTATCCAATTCTGCTAAGTTCAGCTGAGAAATCCGATCTAAGTTCCGATAAGTACTTTGATTGTTTTTCATATTCCTGAGTGACCTCATCAAGTTTACCTTTTACCCGGTCATATTCCAGCTCTAATTGAGCGAGCTGAGTCACTATTTTTTCCTGTTCTTCAACTGGAAGACGATCCTTATATCTTTCGTAAGCCGCTTGTAGATAATTTAGTCTATTTTGTAAATCCTCATAGGTCTTAACAAGCTCTGAGTATTGGCTGATGTCTAATTGTTTATTATATTTATTGAACAATGTAGCATCTTTAGTCATGGATTGGATATAATTCTTGTACTCAAGAATGCTTTTAACATCTCCGACAGTTGGAACAATCTCAATTTTAGCTTTCCTATTAAGTATGGCATCAAGTTGTTCCTTGACCTGTTCAAAATTAATCTTTATACCAGCTTGTTTTGCTATAGAAGCAAATATTTTCATCAGAATCTCAGAAAGACTTTGAGCTTCTTTATTTGTTCTGTTAAATTCATCTGTAAATTTCTGTGTGGCTGCATAAGAGAGATTGAGATATGAGGCAAAATCCATGTTTTCTTTTGCAGTAATAGCTTCATCAGTTACTTTCTCATATGCTTTAGCAAGATCTTCAATCAGTTTCATTGTATCGCTTGGTATTTCAAATCCAGCTTCCTTGGAAGCTTCGGTTAGTTTGGTTATTACATTTTGAATATCTTCCACTATAGCATAACCTTCAGCACTGATCCGGATATTTAGTTTAGTATCCAGATATGGAGCCAGCTCTTCTTTATATTTCTTTAGAATATTTGAGATGTCTATTGACTTAGGCTCAACGAGCTGCATCCTAAGATCAAGCAACTTTTGTCTTTGATATGCGGATAATTTGCTACTTATCTCCTTATCATTAAGAACCAAATCTATCTGCCATACCTTAAACTTATTCTTAATTTCATCAGCCAGTACAAGCTGCTTATATGCAACTTGAGCCATCGCTTTTTCAAACTCTTCAACTCCAAATAAATCTTTTATTTTGATACCTGCAAATATATTTTCCGCATTTATATTAGCTAAGCCAAGATTCTTAAAGAAGTCTGCATACTTCTTTGTGAATTCATCCCATTCGCTTTTTGGTATAATATCTTCCCAATTTAATCCAGATATAGCATCATACATTGATTTAGTATTAGATATGACTTCCAACTCTGAGGCTCCAAATTTGTCTATAAGTTGTTTACCATCGTTTATAGACTCAAATAGATATACAGCTGATGATCTAAGCTCATCAAATGCTCCTTTGGTATTAACTACTACTTTAAGTGTGTCTTTATTAATGGTCACATACTTAGCCATTGTTCCATAAGTTTCAGCAATTTGTTTACTAAGCTTTTGCAGTGCTTCTCCTTTTTCCATTTCAGCAAAGAGCTTTTCAACTGCTTCCATTCCTATCTTGAACTGAAGTGCAAAGTTAGATGCAACTTCTGAATTTTCTTGCATTGCATCCCTAATTGCCTTAACTGCAGCTCCAGCAAGCGCAGAAGCTTTACTTGAGTCATACCCCATCTTAATTAAGCTTTCACGCCAACCTTCAAAATCCTTTACTATGTCACCAACTTGAACTATGCCTTCGGCTTTTATTTTTTTGAGCTCGCTAAGAGCGTTAGCTAATTTCCAAGCATTGTCAATTATGGAAGCAGTAAGAAGAGCGGCGATTGCTGCACCGAGAGCAGCAACAAGTGGGGTTACAGTTATCAAAGTAGCTTTTAATCCAAGAAGGACTGCACCAAGCTGGCCAAACAACGCACCAATAGATTTAACTGCAACAGCTATTAAGCCTATAGTACCTGCAAGTTTTATGAACAATGAAATAGCTAATGATATTCCACCAGTTATAAGAGCAAAGGTGCCAATTACACTTAAAAATGTTCCTGCAAATGATTTTAGTTCAGGACTTACTGATTTAGCGAGGCTTGATATAGATCTAAGAAGTTCTATAAAAACTTGCAAAGCACCAGTTAGAGATGGAGATATAGATGCTACAAGTTCATCAAATGCAGCTTTTAATCTCCCAAGTTCAGCCCATAGAGATTTTATTTGCTCTTTATATGCGGTCTCAATAGATCCCTGAAGCTCATTCAGTTTATTCAGAAACTTCTCTACAGAGTCGAGATTTTGGAGCAATACGACTGCAGGTGCTCCAGCAACCGCATTGAATGCCTTAAATGCAATTGTTGAATCTCCTATTCCTGCTTTTAGGTTTCTAAGTGCATTATATAGTCCAACTACTTGTGGATTAATAGCAGTCACTGAAATACCAAAATTATCAAGTATTTCCTGAAATTCTTTGCTTGGATCTATTAAGTTCTGAAATAATGTTCTTAAAGCCCAACCAGCCCTTGAAGACCTATAACCAGCCTCATATAGTGCAGATAGCACAGCTACAACCTCATTAAATGCCACATTTGTGTTTTGTACTTGTGGAGCTATAAACTGGAATATATCGAATAATCTTGACAAAGCGGTTAATGAACCGCTTGTAGCCTCATATAATGCAGCGACCGCTTGGGACGACTGCTCGGCTGAAATACCAAATTCATGGAATACAGTTGCTACATTTCGACTTATATAAGATAGGTCACCCCCAGTAGCAACTGCAAGCTTTAAAACAGAATCGAATGCTTTAATGGAATCCTCGGCACTATATCCGATTGCCGCGAGCTCATATAATGCTTTGGACATGTCCTTGAACCCATAAGCTGTTTTGTCTATGGAATCTGTTAAGGTGCTAAGAAATTTATCATACTCTTCAGCTGTAGCTTTAGTAATAACTTGAGTAGATCTCAGAGCTCTATCTATCTCAGAAAACTTAGTAGCTGCACCAATAAGAGCGGTTTCTATGGCACCGCCAATTTTAAGGAAGGTAAAAGCCATGTCCTGAACTTGTCTTCCGAGTGCAGTAAATTCTTTAGTTACATCACGTATTTGCTTAGTTATCCCCTGAAGGACATTGGAGGTCTTATCATTTGCGATTATGTCGATTCCTATTGTGTTTTGGTTTGTGTTGGGAGGCATCTTCTAACACCCCCAATTCCGATTGTAATGTAGCTACCATAAGCCAGAAGGGAGATTCCCACCCTTCTGGCAAACCAAATTTAGCACAAAGAGCCAAAAATAACTTATCAGTATCGGTCAATTTCTCACTTTTTGCGAAATGAATTTAGTTCCATCACCTTGCCTGTTAACTCGATCAGTGTCGGCATATCTAACATCTCTATAACCGACGGGTCATAGACCACTCCATCAATGATTGCAGAGACAACACAAGCTTTTAGAAAATTAATTAAAACTTCAGGGTCAAGTTGTTGCAATTTTTCAAGTCCACCATTACCAAGGATTCTCAAAGCTTGTGTTCCGGTTAGTGGCTTTACCTTGAATATTGCATTTTCGATTTCAATATCAACAGGATCACATGTTACCAACATCAAAATCCCCTCCTCTCAAAAAATTAACCTTTATGACTGTTTAATATACATAACTGCTATAGACTTGTTATTATCTGGAGCTGTATCAAATGTTATTTTCTTTGTAGCTGAAGTATAGGTCCAATTTGAAACTACTTGGTTATCAATAGTCACAATAATAGATTCCACAACACCCGGAGTATTGGTTAGAGTAAACTCTGTAGTAGATCCATCACCTGTAAAGGTTTCCTTTCCTACCTCACCATAATAAAATGATTCGGCTGTAAGTGACCAGCTGCTTGAGACTTCTTCAGCGCTTATATCAGGTGAGGATTCGGTTACCATCATTCCAGTTAAGCAGAGACCAAGTGTATGAGATGCATTAACTGCATCTATAAACAGTATCGACAGAGACCATTTGTTGTCCGTAGGATTCCAAAGCTTAAAACCACTTGAAATATCTTCAGGTGCTATCTCCACATCTACAGAATATTCCCAAGTTCCAATTCTAAAGTCTGATGGATACATTCTTTGTACTATAGATCCAGTTCCACCATACACAGGACTCACATCTCTTGAAGCAGATATATCGATACTATTAAATTCAGGTGCTTGCTTGTTCAGTGCTATAGTGGCTTCGGCTTTGGAGAAAAGGTCATTAGGAACTGTCGGAGTTCCCGGAGTGACGGTCTCAGTGTTTTTAACCTGTAAAGTAGAATCAAATGTAACCGCATCATCCGAAGAAATTGATACACTGAAATCAGAAGCTATAGCTCCATTTAGTTGCAAGTCATGCACGCCAATAGTTAAAGGTGTGGTTCCAAGAAGCGACCCAATAATTTGGTGAGAAGTTAAAGCACCGCCAAGACCAACCTCGATTTCATATGTTAGAAATTTCGATTTAGTATATCCGCCTATAGCCTTCTTTGTTATGGTATTTGTGGTACCAGTTGGTGTTACAGAATCAACGAATGCATTGTTTGGTAAGACAAGCTTTATTTCACCGGAAGAAATTGCCATACCTACACCTCCTCTTATCTATAACTTACCGTATATATTTGACTTATTCTAACCAATATATTTCCTGAATTGTTGTATAGATAATCTATACTTGCTCCCGCATAGCTTACTATACACTTAGTATCTTCTATAGCTATAACTCTCTCTGATAATTTGTCAGCAACTGAATCTGAGATATCAAGTGCATCACTTAGCGTATCTGGCTCGATAGTCATCACTCTCTTTAGTATATCAACATTAATAGTAACACCTTTTATCATACCGTTGACTGCGTACTCTATAGATTCTTTAGAAATGTTAACCCATATAGTTGGAAAATTAGCTATCGCTTCTATATCAACCATACCAACCCTTATAGAGTAATCATTATCTTCAAATACGCTAAGCTTATCTAATACATGTTTTAAAATAGAACTCAGTTTCATTATACTCAACCCCTTTTATCTGATTACTTCTTGATATCTTGCTCCACCTGTAGTTACAGCGTGTTTATTAAATATAGCAACTATATTCTTGATATTATCATCAGATAGAACAAATAATGGTCTTGCTGGAACTCGAACTGGTCTACCCCATATCCTTGTCGTATAACCAAAATGATGATAAATTGCGTATGGGACATTTGTATAAACACTACCCACATTTCGAGTAATTGATTCCTTTATACTTTTCATTAATATTCCAGTTTTTTGCATTATTTTAGCTGGATATCCTTTTGAAGTTTTGTATTTAAGGTATTTAGGACTTAATGGAGCCCAAGGCGGTCTACCATCTGCCTCAAAGTTTTCATTTACCACCCTATGCACGTATCTTGTCGCCTCAGTTAAGGCTTGGGTCCAATCTTTTTGTATTGTTTTCTTCATGTCTACATTTATATTCACTATAAGTTTTACCATTTATCAAACTCCTCATCCGTAAAATACCTCGGATTGCTATGAACTGTAGTTGAAGGAGATATAGTTTCAACCTTTCTAAGTTGCTTTACGGATTCACTATATAACTGCCAAAAATACTGCGACATTGTGATATTTCCAACTCTTTCATATAAGCGAGCTGAGACATAATCAGTTATAACTGGAAGAACTACATCATCTGAGAGGTAAGAGAACACAGACGAATTGGTGCTATATGCTTCATTAATAAGCTCCTCAATAAAATCTATGGAAAATCTTTTATCATCATTACTTACTTTTCTCAGGTCATCTGGCATTCTAAGAGTAACCATAGAAGCATTTATCACATTATAACCTCCAATCCACAATGCAATCATAATTAACCCTCTCCCCAGAGCCAAGCTCCAGAGAGAGGATTAATCTATGTCAGGATCAGGATACGGTTACATTGAAGATTTTCACTGCATCTGAAGAAACCACATATGGTAGCGGTCTTGATAGTAAGAATATAGCCTTTTCTGTACCTTCATTAACTACATTTTCCCATACAAATGCCTCACCCATAACTGGTTTTTCAGAAATATTATAGTTCTGAATTGCAGCATACCCAAGTCTAAATGCTTTACTATCAGCAACAATTAGCTTGTCACCAGATCCAAGATAAGGCACCTGTGCTCCAGAGTCATCAGCATATGTTCCAAGGTAAACAGTAATTATTGGTAGAGCTGGGAGAGCAAGCAAATCTCTTGCATTATTGTAGGTCTTAAGTAGGACTTGTCCCATATTAAAACTTGACTTATTAACTATTGTTTGGATTTGCTTATTACCAAGAATTGCCGAGGCTACATTCTGAGTCACAAGAATAGTATCTGGATTATGACCAGCTTTTCTTATCTCATCACATGCCTCAAGAATATCTTCATATGTCTTTGAGGTCTCAGATATAGTCATGTTTTCGGGGGTGATTCCAAAATTAACGTTATAAGACCTGACACCATCATTATAATTGATCTGTCCTGAAGACAAAATCTGAGCTATCATTAGTTCTTTTCTTCTCATAGCTCTATTCTTCAGTTCTTGTACCTTTACAGCACGAATATAATCTTTATTTGAGACTACATCTTGGATTCCAGATACAGATATTAGTTCTGGATTTGCCTGAGTAAATACATCTTCTTCTGTAATTGAGTCATACTCGAATATCTGAGCTGGAGCAAGAGTGGTTTCAGTTACGGTTTTAGCAGCTTTAACTGAGCTTGGTGGATCACCTATTTTCCCCAATGTAGCAACAGTCATGCCGCCACTTTCAACTCTCACTACAATTTCAAGCATTGGACTATATTTTTTAATAGCACCAAATTTATTAATAAGAAACATATCTTCTATAGGAGCTTTTTTATATAATTCAGTAAGGAAAGTCCAGTTTGTCATTGACATATTTCTAACCTCCTCTCTTAAGCTGTTTTAGGATCGAAGATGTATATGCCGTTTCTTTGGAGCCTATATCTTACATCAGCGAGTAATGAGAAGTTTGGATATTCACCCATAATCAAGCATAGTGCATAAGGTGGATTTTGACCTGCAGAGACATCTTCTATAAGAATAGCCGATGGATCTGCAGCAAAGTATGAGAAAGTAGCAGTCACAGGAACCGCATTTCCGGGTGCTGTTGCAAAAGTAATTTTACCATACTTATAATCAACAGTATAATCTGTACCTTCGGTCTTAGTGACATTATTTACTTTCACTACAAGCGTCCCATGCACTATATCTTCCTGACCAAGTGAAAAGGTTTTTGTTGAACCATCACCAGCGCCTGAAAAAGTTCCAGAAGCAACAGCAACTATATACTTATACCCATTCCAACCGAGAACCTTAGGAGCAGACAGATTGTTGCTTGTATCAACTGGCAGTAGCGATTTTCTAACATCCAATACCATAATAATTCACCTCCTATTTCTTCCAATTCAATAATTCGGCTATTTTATCCACAATCTCATTCTGTTTTGTGCTTGTTTCAGTATCAACGGACACCTGTTTCATCACTATACTATTTGTAGCTTTTAGGACTTCGTCGAAGACGTCTGTTGTAGCCTTGCCTTCAAGTACCTTTTGTTTCATGACATTAATCAAAGCTGGTGGTTTTCCCTCAGAAATTCTATCTCTTGCCCACAATTCAACCTTAAGTTCCTCAAGTTCCTTCTTACTTTTCTGTAATTCTTGCATTAGTTCAGAATTTTGAGATTTCTCAACTGGTTCTGGATATGCTTCTGGATAGCCATAACCTTCAAGCGACTTTTTCAGATTCTCAAGAGCAGCAGCTATCGCATTTGGTATTTCCTTAAATTCCTCTTGCACCTTATCTAAAAATTCCTTAACAAAAGCCACGATATCTTTTTGTTTCTCATTTTCTTTAATTACAACCTCATTAGCTACCTTTTGTTCTTCTGTTAGTTCATTTATTATTTCGTTGTTGTCCATATTTAAACCTCCTTTCTCCTTCTTTATAATAAACCTCGCCTTCTCAACAGCTGGATCGCTAACAAAATGCACTGAAAAAACTGATAGATTCTTTAATTTATATTTTTTCTTATTTTCTCTCATTATCTCAACTCCTCTCTCATAGCCATTCCATCGATTGAAAATCCAGTTATATCCCCAGCTTCAATTAGTTTCCAAAGTTCATCTGAGAGGATTTTAACACCTAAAAGCCAAGTTCCTTTTTTGACCACAACGTTATCGAGCATTATATCTGTCGGAGCAACAAATGAATCTGTTACCACCACCTCATCATTAGATATCAATTCCTTATGTAAAATACCCAATTTTCTATAGTTATTCAGCCATTCTGATGCTGCATTTCTAATTTCCTGCTCATCCACAATATCTCCATACCAATCTGGCTCATTTGGAACAAGCACAGGAGCGAGTACATAATGATCTACTGTTCCCTTTAATATTTTAACATATTTTGAGACGATAGATACAAGTTCGGGACTTTTGTTTTCATTTGGATTAGACCAGACTAAGTATTTTTGATGCTTTTCTCTAAGCTCATTAACCACATCTTCCTTACTATTTTTCTCAGCATAAGGTGTCTGATCGCTTGGTTTTTCGATTAGCCATATTCTACCTTTTCCAATTGGAGCGTATTCTATCAGGTACCTTCCTTTTAATTTACTTCCATACATGAATATTTCTATAAGATGCTGACGCCAAACACCTACTCTATATTCGCCTTCATCCACCTTAAAGAATTTTGCATATTTCTTACTGGTGGATCCAACTTCATTTGGTTCAGATACATATGGTGGATCGCCAATCTTCAGCCACACATCAGGCTGTGCAAGCTTGAAAGCACCTTGTAGTTTGAAGTTGGCGTTCATATTAGTCAGGTTTTTTCCATTAAGGACATCAGAAGGATCGCCAAGGAAGACAGTAAATCCCCACAGTGTGTCATCTCTTGCTGTAAATCTAAGATCGCCATGTACAGATCTTCCTTTTTTCAACAATTCTTCAATTCCAAGATCTATTTCACTCTCTTCAAGACCTCTAAAGTGCAACTGGTATACAAATTTTCCTTTCCCATTTTCAGGAAACATATTATACCAATTTTCTTGCCAGTATCTATCTGCTATTTCGCTTCTTGTATCTTGGTCTTCGCTTTTACCGATAGTCCTTTTTAGACATTTTTTTCTATCTGCGAGATCAATTATTTGATCTAAAGTATAACTTGGTCTAACATCACGTGACATTACCTTTGGCTTTCCCCAAGAAATCGACCCGTCCTTGTTTAGTATGATCTCTTCTACCATAACGCTTATAGTGTCTCCAACATCAGCTATTTTTTCATCTGTGACAAATGTTTTTCCAATGATTAAATATCCACCATCTTTCCTACACGAACAAGTATAAGTGTAACCATTCTTTGTGTGATCTACCTTTTCTACTCTGACTTTTATTTCACACCATAGCTTGTATTTTGCATAATCGTCTGTTGCACCAAATGTATATGGCATATCCAATTTTCTTGCTACAACCCCTTCTGTTTTGAAGTCATGGTATTTCCAATTCACAGCTTTTTCACATGCATCAAAGAAGGAAGATTTATCAACAGCTATATACTGTGGCAGTGTAATAATATGTTCCGAAGAAAACACCTTCTTCAAGATTGCATACCTTTCCGAGAATGGTGATCTGCTTATATCCGATCCAAAGTACAATATGTCATACACAAACAAATATGGAGTTCCCTCATATTTTTCAGACAGGAAAGAAATTATTTCTGGTCTTGAATATGCGGTTCTTTCATCCTTTTCAACAAGCAGTTCACCTTCAATTATATAATCTTCATTTGTGAGTAATTTAGCTTCATCACTTATGATTTTTAGCTCATCTGAATAATCTTCTTCTTGGTCTTCGAAGTATATCTTAACTTTATCTCCACCCTTATGTACTATAGTTCTGAATCCATCCATTTTTGGTGAAACTGCAATTTCAGATTTTTGCATTTTATCTTCAGCCCAATTTTTCCATAGTTCATCCGCTGAAAAGAATTCGGTATAACCAGCAAGGTATGGCTTCTGTAGGTTGTATCTTCTAAATGGAGTTATTCCTTTCTTGATTACCCCATAATCCTCATTTTGTACTAAGACGAGGTCGTATACTGGAATATATTCAGAATGTGCTCCTTGCGGATTTGGTATATAATGAAGCACACCATTTTTGTTGGGGTCAAACATATTACGTAATGGGAGCTCTATATTTTCGGATTTAATTACAAATCCATCAGTGGTCTTATCGGCTCGTATAAGTACATCTAAATCGCCAATGGTATCTTTCTCCTTAGTGTAAGATCCTACAAAACAGATAAAATCTTTGACTACAGTTACCATCTTCTTACTCAGTGGCAGGTAATCATCTATTTCATCCACTCTGTTATGAGTTAAGTTACGTCTAAGCATTTCAGCCACAACCAACGCATGTAAATTAGATATATCTTCCTTGGAATACTCCTTAGTTCTACCAAACAACTCATGCAATCTATGATGTAGACTGATTAGCTCCTCGTTGTCTACCTTTCTAATAGAAACAGGATTAATCTCATTGAGTTTCATATTAACCGCCTCCAGATAATAGATTTAATATCATAGTTCTATCTTCATCCCGTACATCTGAAGGATAACGCATCATAATATTAGGAGTAATTTTGTTTGGTATATTTTTATCATAAATAGTGATTACTTCTAAGGAGGACCTGCAATTGACATGCAAAGGTGGAGTATTTTCAGCGAGTGTGCCGACATCATCTTTTGGTATAAACAATCCATTTCTCACTCTACACATTTCGGTTGTTCTATCATCAAGAACAGCCACAAATTTATATCCAATAACTTCATCTGAGCTATAAGTTTTTTCAAGCACACCAAGGTTGAAAGCTCTTGTAAATTCTGTTCTATATATTTTTCTTAATTTAGTCTCTTTCAATGCATCAAACAATGCATCTATGTTATTTCTTATTTCTTCTGGAGTCAATTTTTCACAAGACTGATTAATATAAGTCACTATTGAGTTTGTTAGATCGTTAGCCACATTTTTCAGAATATACTTAGTGTAATCACTTGGCGACATATAAAAATCATCATAGTCAACTTCCTGAGTACTAATGCCAAATGTGAGCAATAGTATTATGATGTCTCTATACTTATTCCATATGTACTTAAGCACATTATTCCATTTATTATCGAGATTCTCTATATTTGGAGCTGACTCAATTCCTTTCTCAACTTTCATTGATAAGATTTTTCCATTAGCCCAAGTATACCCAAGAACATAATTTACCACAATTCCAGTTAGAATGCTCTTGTTTATATTACCAATAGAACTTTCTGGAATTTGTCCAGTTTCAGAAAAATAGTCCAAATTAGACACAATTATACTTTTTAGAGAATTCAATTCTTTATCTATATAATTTCCAACAAAAGATATAGTTTGATTGAATATATTAATTCTATTCCTTTTCAAAATAATCTTTGACAGATTCAATCAACTCCCTTTCATCTAATCCTGAAGCCGTACTCGTTTCAGATGTGTACTTATATAATGGAAAATTCAGCATATCTCTTACCCACTGTTTATCTGTAATTGGATCTATTATACCTGCAGATATCAATGTAGAAATCGTGGCGGATAGCAGTTGCCTATCTGAAGCTGACAATTCTGTTTTATACTCAAATTCACCATAATACTCCATACTGCCATAATTATATTCGATAATTTTAGAAATAACTTGGTCTACAAATTCATCGGCGACTAAGGTAGCCTTACTCTTAATAACAGACATGAACAGATCAAGGTGTATCTTTCCGAGCGCGTAGCTTCCAGTACTAACGCTACCGAGGAGCATCTTTGGCAACAACAATCCTCTATATATGAGTTCATCAAGGTATTGAATCGATTCGACAAACGTCGACGCTATAGAACCTTGAGGTTCAAGAAGCTGTAAGTCTGCATCTGTGGCTATAACTCCAGCACTCCAAAGCTGTTTTAGCTTATCTACAAGTGTTTCTGTATCGCCTATGGTTTTGGCATAAATAACAGGGATCGCATATCTTTCCATAGCTATAGCCCAAAATTTGAAAATAACATTTTTTGCTTTCCATACTCGATAAATTGGCTCTAATGAGCTTGTACCATAAATTTCAGAACTATTTCTAAGTATAAATAACTTATCTGCAGGTATTTCTACCTTACCACTATTAGTATACTGATATGCCGATACAATCTTCCCGCTATTTAGGTTAAATGTTATATACTTTGGATCCAATGGCAATATATTTTTCAGGTATACCTTATCATTTATAACCTGCCAAATAATTTCAGCTACAGAATAACCATATAAAAGCATGTTATATACCATTTTATATAAGCTAATTCGGAAGGATACATCAAGTGTCTCAAAATTTTCATTTATAAAAGTTTGCAAATCTTTGTTGTCATTTTTATAGTCTCCAATCATATTAACCATATTCATAGCCAAGAATGTAAGACCAGAGAATATAGTTTCATCATGTTCCATATGTGAAATAGTTTCATTATCCAGTTTAGATGAGTAATTGAAGATTTCCCCGATCTCTGTAGAAAGATTTGGAAAGTTATAAGCGATCTGCTTTAATGCTTCGGATTTAGGAATTGGCATTCCTATCATCCCTTCTAATAAGAAGTATTTATAACATGTTTTCCAATCGATGCATCGGATCTTGATGTAATACTTACCACGGCATATCTAAGTGCATCTATAGCATGATCATTAAATTTTATAGGCTCATCTAAGACAAGATCTCCCTTCTTCTTCCATGAATATGTCTTCAGTTCACGTATAATATTTGCACAATTTGATCTAACATGTATTCTATATCTCTTTAGCATGTCTATTCCTTGACACACATCTCTACTCATAGCGGGATACACTCTTATTCCATTTCTCTGTAGCTCTTCTATTCTTGCTGGCTCTGCAGGATCTGCATAAACATTAATTACATTTATAGCTTTAACGAACTTCTTTAATTCCAAAGCCACCTCAGAGTTAGTTAGTTTAGTCCTATAAAACTCATCAAGAACATATAGGTCTTTGCCTATGATGCCGATTCTAACAAACGCAGTCGGATTATTGTATCCAAAATCAACTCCTACGGCTACTGAATCAAATCTGTCTGGTATGTTACTTACAATATCCCAATTGGTAAATATCAAATTCTGTGGTATAGCAAATTCACCTTTAGCGTATATCTTATATAGCTCTTCACTATAATCTCTCAAAGACTCAAGCTGAATCGCATAGTCCTTAGACACAAATGGATTATCCTTATATGAGGTCTTAATCATAGCGGTATCTTCATCCATATTGTTAACAAGTTCAACAAGCCAATCTACATATTCTGGATTGAAGGATAATATTTTCTGATTTCTACCGTATGGATTTCTTCTTCTCAATCGCATACTTAAAAAGTGATATTCTTCATTTGAAAACTCGGTAGCCTCTTCTAACCATATTATATTATATTCACTTGATTTAATTTTATCTGGATCATCTAATCCCCTGAATAGTATATCACTCTGTCCTATCAAAATCCTATTTTCAGATCTCCTAAACATATATTTTAGGTTCATATCTCTGAGATTTTCTATAAAAAGCGGGATGACAGAGTCCTTAGTTGATCTTTGAGTCTTTCTAACAACCAAAGTCCACATATGTGGTCTTTCAAGTGATAATTTTATCAACCACTGTATTATAGCATAAGTTTTACCTGCACCTGCTCCACCGCATAGGATAAGCAAGGTTTTATCTTTGTTTTTATTAAAAAAATCCCAATACAGCCCATTAACTTTAAGCACAATTATCCTCCAGTCGCTACTTTATCTACACGTATAATCTTCTCTTCACCTTCATTCTCTTGCTCATTTTTATTTTCAGGATACACCACTTCGATTTTTGGATTTTCTTCTACTTTAACTTCCGCATTAGGTCTATCTACCTGACCCAAGTATTGTTTGCCAAGCCAGATTAGCATAACTATATTTCCTTCCATCGCCTTTTGCCATTGCACCTTTTTTAGACTTGCTTTTCCATTTTCTCTACCTCTTCTAAACGCCTCATCTGCTCTTTTATTCTTTTCAAACACAACGGGATGTATGCCAAGAATGGATGCTATTTCTTCTTGTGTACAGAATATAGCCGCCATTTTCTCTATAGTTTCATAATCCTTTTCTGTGAGTTTATCTCCTTTCTTTCTACCCATCTACTTATCCCTCCAATCTAATTTTAATGCTTCTTTCTTCCTCACTAATTCTCTTGTTATATCCATGTTCTTCAAGCCAGTCATTAGCACTTTCTCTTGACTTAAATACCAGTTTAATTGTATATTCGTTTTTTCTTTCAACAGGAGAATTTGGAATTGAATTCATTTGTACATCAACCTTAATCTCATTTAGGTCATCAGCACGCAAGACATTTATTTCGTCTATGGAAAATCCAGTAAACGAAGACAGATTTGTATCGAGACTCTTAAATATTTCACTCAATTTATTCAAATCCCATTCACCACCTATCTTGTTCAACGCGATGTTTAGTGCTTTTTCTTCTTCAAGAGACATATCGACAATTACTGCATCTACTTCCTGAATGTTTAAATCTCTAAGTACTTTCAGTCTCTGGTTCCCACCTACTACATTTTTTGTTCTAAGGTTTACTATTATAGGTTGGACTAATCCCCAGCGTTTAATTGAATTAACAAGCTTATTATATGTTTCTTTATCTATTTTTCTTGGATTGTATGGTGCATAATTAATTTCATCTGTTTTTATCTTTCTTATAACCATCTCCATAATTATATCACCTCTGACTTATCCAATTTTCCAAGATATTTTTCTATTGCATGAGTTTTTAACTCGACATCATACATTTTTCTTCTATGTGGCATTAGTATATCCCTGTGCTTGGTCAATAATAGATTCATATATGCACGTTTTACTTGCACATTGTTTCTAACTTCCGATCTTCCTCCTCTTAGAAACTCAGGTGATCCTATAGCTATACTGTTTATTCGAATTACTTTTCCATATTTCTTAAGCACAATACAACTCAGTTCCACATCCTCATATAGCTGGAAAAAGTCATTAAACATCACAGTACCATTGTTGATTAGACCAAAAAATTTGCCATTTATCAGTGATACCTCTGAATAGTTATACATAAGAAAAAATGGATCTGGAATTGGATACACGCTCCAAAGTATAGTGTTGTGCTGTTTACACAGACTATACCCGAGGTCTATATACCTATCAAGAACCTGCCTGTCGGTTATTGGAACCATATACTTTTTGCCACCCATCATTTCTAACCTATTGATAGCATAGATATCGTCATCTAAAAAGACCACATATTCTTCCTTTCCTAATAGATCGCTTAAGATGTTGTTTCTATTCTGTGCTACATTATCTGCTTTCTTATAACATACCGTACACCTATCACTATAGATCTTCTGATACTTTTCATAGTCTTCTTCATCCTGTGTGTATAGCATTATTTCATCTTTGCCATAGCCTAAATAAGCCAAATAATCTACTGTGAGTATACAATTGGCACGTCTATAACTCGGAATACACAATTTCATCATATTCACCTCCATTTATATTATACACCGAACATGTATTTTTTTATCTAAGGTTTAGTAGGAGTATCTGGAAGTGCAAATGGATTTACTGGCTTAGGCCATTCGCCTTTTAGATACAATAGCCAAATCAGCGCGTAGTTAGCGATATCCTTAAGTGTGTCCTCTATGGACTCATTCTTGGGTTCTTTGGCTTCAAACAACAGATTTCGAAGCCGCCAAATTTTATCGCACATACGAATATACAGTCCAACATTGCCAAATAGTGCGACATTTCCTGGGCCATAATCGTTATGCTTCTTGGCAAATAGCGTTGCACACTCAGAAACTAAATCTACAAATTTTACCACGAGCTCGTCATTGCAAATTTCCAGGCATTTTTCTTTTAGATCCATAGTTTTAGCCTCCTATTCAGTGCTTTCTGAATTTGGTCTACTCCTCGCACTTCAGTGTGGGGGAGTAGGTCAGTATTAACAAACGGTTCAGCTTCAACAAATATTGGCTTTTGGACGTACTTCAACTTAAACACCTCCAAAACAATTTAACTGCTTTGCTTCTTTTTCAATCCTCATTATACAAGCAAGACCTGTCCTGTCTGTGGACACGTAAGTTCCGATAACAGACCAGACAATGGCGAGCTCTTTGTGTGCCAGAACTGTGGTTACAGCGAACACGCTGACATCGTTGGAGCAATAAACATAGCTCTAAGAGAACTTATCAAAGACCAAAACATGAATCTTAAGTGGCTGCTTGTCAACCAGCCTAATGCTCCCCGTTAGGGTTGAGCAAGCTCTCCTCCTTTAGGGGGAGAGTAGTTGACCATTGCATATCTTAGCATTCTTCCTTTAAATCTATAATTCCAACCTCCTCCACCAATAAAATTTTTGTTTAGTACATCTATACCACTGTTTAGAACATCTTACATTTTAGCTTTCACGCTCCACATCTGTGTTTGTGTTAATTTTGTATAGATGTTTAAAACACTTGTTTAGAACATCTATACAAAAAATCGCTAATGCAGAATACAAGCCATTCTCAATATAATGTGAGATGTTCTAAACAAATGTTTAGTACATCTATAATTACCAGCCATATGTGCTTATTTCATTAACGCTCGTTCAAACGCGAATATCCCCGAATATCCCGATTTCAGCCAATTTTACCTATTTTCTATAACGTAAGAAAAATGCATTCTTTTGCGATTATAATCATATTTTGCTGCACATAGTCCATATCTAAACACCTTCCGTATTCGGAGTTATTCGTACTTGAACGAGGTTTTGCTTGCATTTCCTCCATCCCACATTATAGACCACATACATAAAAATGCGGAGTTTACACCATGTCAAACTTTTGGGGGAATGACTTTTAACAATCGTAAGTAAAACGTCATGCACAAAATTACATGCGATATTAACGCGCGCGTAAAGTTCAGCTCGCGCATTTATTGGAAAACGGATGTTTAAACCAAGATTTTTATAAGGTTTTCAGCTCTTTTTTTCAATTAAAACCGAAAAGATTTTAAAGATTTAAATCTTTTAAATCTTTATTCTCTTTATTATTTATATTTATTATTTATATTTATTATTTATATTATTTATTATTTAAATCTTTATTCTCTTTATTATTTTTATTATTTATATATTTATTTACTCTATAAACTATATTTATTCTCTTTACTAAGTACTATATTATTTATTCTTTTAAATCTTTTAGATCTTTAAATCTTTTAAATCTTTAAATCTTTTAAATCTTTAAATCTTTTCCCACAATCAACTATAAATTTTATTTATAACTACTACTCTTCCCATTAATTATTTTTATATATACACCGTAATTTTTTAATTTTTTACCATATCTGTACCATTTTATTATTTGAAGCAATCTCCCATAACCTTTCTAATCCTATTATACAAAATGTAAGTCGGGTTCTAAAATGACGAAAAGAGTTAGCTTAATATAACTTATAGCTCTGAACTCAAGTATAGGAGTGGTGCATCAAAGCATTTGACCTATAACATGTGTCTGAATACCTGCATAAGTATTTTATACTTACCACCGTCTTAAAATTCAACCTTGCCGATTTTACGAGCTCTGAGAGGCATCCTTTTTACCACCAAGGGGGAAATCCCAACCACCACCAACCTCACCTTTTGCCAACCAAAATGTACGGGGGGTATTATCGGCTTCATCTACCTTGAAAATTTTTTTGGCCGGGGGGGACCGATAGCTGCTTTGCTTTTGCAAAAACAAATGTTTATCAATGCAATATAATATAGATTATATTGCATGTCGACATGTTTCAATCGAATCTAAGAGGAATGGAAACCGGACATGCGCACAGG